CTCGTTTTTATTAAACATTATATCAGAAAAGGAGATTAGAAATAGAAAGGAGAGCGTATGACAGACTTTAAAAATTTAGATTGCCAATTCATCTTTCAGGAATCTAACTGATAACTATACGGCGGTTAGTAATAGCTTCATCAATGATCCTGTGATGGATTTTACAGCTGTTGGCATCATGATGGTGGTGCTGGCTAATCACCCAAACTGGCAAGTCTATCCAGAGGAGATAGCCAAGCGAAAAGGTGTTAACCGGAAGACAATTGATAAGTATTTCAAAATCTTTGAAGAGGCTGGATATTTGCGAAAAATCAGAAAAAAACCTCCTGGAAATGGAGGGAGCCATATATTCAGATTCTTTTCAGATGAAAAAATATCTGATTCCCAATTCGATATTATGAAACAGAGATTAAATCTATCTATTGCAAAGTTATCCACAAATTCTAATTCTGACATTCCAC